GCAATATGAGATGTGGAGCAAAGTCTTCATACCCTTGATTATCTTGGTTATACATGTAGAAGATACCCCATGTCTGTATGACACTGTAGTCAGCCGTATTTGATGTAGAGAAAGCTGTATCATAAGTCTGTATTACAAAATCACAGCTAGGAGGTTCTCCATACTCCCAGTTCTTTAACCATCTCTTCTTGATTAAACCACCTTCTTCTGGTGTGGGGTCTTGCATATACAGAGCATTCCAATAACGAGATCCATTTGAAGCTTTGATCTCATTCTCATCTACCTTGAGTACATGATCTGGTTTCCATTCTGGAAAATAGCTGTGGCCTACAGGTAAGTCAAGCAGTTCTGCTGCTTCATCGTCCAACCATGCTGGTATCTTTACGACATCCCAAGGTATTGTCTCATAGTCTGGCATGTTCTCTTGTTGTTTTAGAAGCCAACCACAGAGATCATCATAGTGATACCGTGTATTGATTATAACTATCGCACCATCTGGCATGATACGAGTTCTCAGACCAGCAGGATACCACTCTTTTATAAATCTTCTACCTGCACTTGAGATGGCATCCTCTTCAGACATAGCATCATCAAGGATTGCGACATGAGCACCACGACCAGCTATCTGACTACGTACACCAGCAGCATAATATGTACCGTTTTTGTTTGTCTTCCACTTACCTGCTGCCCTTACATCACTACGTAGTTCCACACCACGGAATACCTTTTTAAATTCTTCTGTATTTACGATGTCTCTTACTGATCTACCAAAGTCACTTGCCAGTTGATCACTGTGAGATATGGTCAATAGCTCATGTTCAGGGTTTCTACCTACGTACCATGCAGGAAATAGCTTGGAGCAGACAACAGATTTTGATGAACGTGGAGGGAGGAAGACCATCAGCCTCTTGATCTCACCTGATTCTACCTTTTGTAGCTTATCAGAGATCACTTCTATGTGTCTACCCATTTTAAAGTCAGACACAATCTGTGGAGCCATTAGTCTTACGAAGGAAAGAAAGTCAGTATTACATTGAAGATTCACTTGTTGAGACAACAAACCTTCTAACTGCATATAAGTTTCTATATAGTTACTATTTATTTGTTCCATAGTATATATTATACACTATACAGTAAGACTCTACAATAGAGAATACTAAAAAAATATAAAAAAATATACTATAGAGCTACTACAAAGCATACTTTATAGTACCGGACTGTGGTATTTTAGCAACAGTGATAGATATCTTTTTATTTCTAGATGATAATGCCTAGTATTTTGCTAAATATGTGAGTGGGGTATATATATAATATGCATGCGTGTGCGTTTTTGCGTGTACCCCTACGCATTATGCGACTCAGCCATGCAAATTTTGCAAAGGAAACCTAATTAAACCTCTGTAGTAGTAACATAGTGTTACTACAGAGGGTTAATTAGTAGTTAATTGCTGACGAAATCTCGCTAATTCATCCGAAGGATGGAGAGATTGGTAACATTCACTACTACGTAGTGGCTAGACAAAATCACTCAAGTCTTTGACTTGCAAGGCTTTTTCACTGCTTTGCAGTCAATGCATAGCTGCTCTGCAAAGGATGAAATGCTATGCATTTTGAAGAGGCTTGACAAGGCCAAATGACGATACTATTGTAGCTTTTAGTACGAACTCTAGTGAGTTCTAAAAGCGAGCAATAGAGAGAGGAAAAACAATGCCGTATATATTCGTTGGTTTACTCATGGCATTCTTTGCCATGTTTGCTGCTGATCGTTTCAACGATCCATGGCTGATTGGAGGCTGTGGAATACTGTTCCTTATAGGATCAGTATATGTAATTCTTGGTGTTAAAGACGAAGTTAATTAATAACTCTGTAGTAGTAACGAAGTGTTACTACAGAGTTTTAATTAAAATATTATGGAGAAAATCATGTCAAATCTAGTATCAAATCTTCAATTTGAAATCGACCAGTTCCTTGATGGAAAGTTCCAAGTTCATACTTCCACCTGTGGTGGAGCAGTAGACCTTCATGACCATGAAGGATGGTGGCTAGCTACGCTAGACGAAGACGAAGCAAATATTGAAAATATTTCTGCGATATCATTCTAACCTATTAACCTCTCTATAGTAGTAACCTTGTGTTACTACAGAGAGTTATATAGAACTGTTCAACAACCAGCCAGAAGCAAGTGCTTCGATACATAGGAGATAATCATGGCTACATTCCAAATCTTTGTTAAAGGTAAGAAAAATAAAACATCTTGGATTGACCTTGAAAAAGGTAAAGACATATTCAGCAAGTCTGCTGAAACTGGGATGCCAATCAGAGTTATCCACCCTTCGGGTAGCTTCAAAGTGATCCGCAATGCTGACAATCTCCCAGAGGGAGAGCCAACATCTAGCAGAGCCTAGACTAAATAATAAACCTACAAGGGTATTATTTAGAAACTTTAACAATGGAGTATATTATGAAAATTTTACCTTTAAGAGATGGTAGCACAGGTTTTCGTTTTCAAGTATTTGGTATTCAAGGTCTATTCCGCAGGAGAGCTTTTAAAAAGCTGTGGAATATTGGATCAGGCAAAACCTGTAACAAAATCAATTTTGGTAAGAATGTCTTATACATTCAAAAATCCACACCATCTAAATACTTTGCAAGATTTGCAGGTTAATATATAAATTAAATGGGGTTACAGCGAAGCTGTACTTCATGTAGCCCCATTTGGTGTATATATTAGCAACAGGAGATAGCTATGCTAGTAAAAGAAGCTAAAACATACGGTAATATATCTCAAGGTAATACAAAGATGCCGGGTACTACCTTTGCCATAGATGCATTTGCTTGCATTACAGGTAGTAAACTTGCAAAGATAGAAGGTACACCTTGCCACTCTTGCTATGCAAGAAAGTTGCAGAAGCTACGTCCTAGTGTGGATCAAGGCTGGAAGGCTAATCTTGCCAAGTGGCAGAAGTCTGACAAGTCTATGTGGGTCTTTGCTATGGTCTTTCAAATAGAAAGATACAACACAGATGGCTATCATAGATGGTTTGACAGTGGAGACTTACAGTCTGTAGAAATGCTTAAAAACATCGTAGATGTTGCATTGCTAACACCAAAGATCCAACACTGGCTACCAACTCAAGAGCGTAGCATCGTTAAACAGTACCGCAAACAGTATGGACAAGAGCCATCTAATCTAGTGATTAGAGTATCAGCATCAAAAGTAGATGCACAAAAAGCTCCAGACTTTGCTAATACATCTACAGTATTCAAGGACAAAGCACCCATTGGCAAAGTATGCAAAGCAAACACTAGAGGTAATCAGTGTGGCCCTTGCAGGGATTGCTGGGATGCCACTGTCGAGATTGTATCCTATCCAAAGCACTAACTTAATTGGAACTCTTAGTAGAGTATCTACGATACTAAAGAGTTACAATTAAATATGGAGATTGTAATGAAAAAAATAATCCACATCAATCAGCACATCATTAAACGCAATGCCAAAACTGGAGAGCGTAACCCTGTAATTACTTGTAAGACATACAAGTCTAATGACTATGCTCATGAGGTTGCTATTGATGGCCCTTGCAAGATAGTGTATAGTCCAGACAAGCCGCTATCTTGTGGGGCTAAAGTGTGGATAGAGACAGAAGCCGGAGTACAATTAAAGATTGTAGAGGAGACTTTGAAATAATGCCAACATATAATTTTTTAATTAAATGTATTGAGTGTGATGGTGAAGGAGAATACCAACTAAGTTCAAATCCATCTTCCCCTATTTATGAGTGTAGATATTGTCAAAATGGTTGGACTGAAGAGACAGACTTCTATGATTCCATAAAAGACCTTCAGCAAGATTATCCTGATGCTGTAGACATCTTTGATGTAGATGACGAATTTTAATAAAAAGGAGTGCAAGTAATGGAATTAACAATGTATAATATAGATGAAGTACAAGTTCAAGAACGTAAGCATAAAAATTTTTCTGTATACTCTGTTACAGTAACCGGAAAGACTTACGGAGATAAGGTATATCAGACTGAAATCAAGCTATTCTCTGATGATACCTCTAAATCTTTTAATGATTTAGTAGGTCAAATCCAGACAGTGGACATGGAGAAAGATGAAGAATAAAATATCCAGACTGCGTAGTACGCATCATAAATATATGGGTCAGCTTAGACGTAGTGGTGCGGCTGGCCCACATAAGGACAAGTCAAAAGAGATACCTCGTAATGAAAAACACAAAGGAAAAAAAGATGAAAAGATTTAAACTGGCATTTGAAAATGGACAAGTTGTTGATATCATTGGCAGAAACTGGAAGGATGCAGTAGAGAATTATCTGAAATCTTCAGAGATGTCTCCAGTAGATATAAAGGATATCAAAGAATGGACGTGAAGTTTTCATATAAAGAATATGAGATAATAAAAAAACATATGAATTTATATCTACAAAACTACAAGATAGGTGATCCATTTGACATAGAGCCTATGATTGCTAAGAGTATTATTCATAAGATAGAAAAAGAGATGGAAGATGAATTGCCATAAATGTAATACTGACATAGGAGTGCGAGGTGAAAAAGGCTTTCTTCTTGACAGTTTGAATGTGTGTTGTTATTGTTGGATAAAGATTGACAAGGAGAAAAAACATGGGAGAAAAAGAACCAACCCTAGACACCAGATCATACAATCACGTCAACATTCTGCGAGAAGAAATTGAGTTGTTAAAGTCTTATGCAACTCAGGTTTCTGATAATGCAAAGTTAGTACAAGATATTGAAACAACTACACATATGTTACACTGGCACATTGAAAAGATAATGAAGGAGAATGGCAAGTGAGTGATGTTTATAAACATAGAATAGGTTACTCAAGTAAGCTAAGAGCCATGCAACATTTTGTAGATAAAGAATACTTTATATTTAATGAAACCAATCAAGGGCCAATAGATTTTGTAGCTGTACATTCAGATGGTGATGTTAAGTTTATTGAATGTAAAACTTTATCAAGAAGATCAGATGGTTCTAAAATACATAGAATACTTTCAATAAAACAAAAGAATTTAAATAAAAATTTTATAAAAAATAAAATAAATGCTAAAGTAGAAATAGTTTATGTTGACCCCGAAACAAATGAGGTATGGGCATGAGTATGGAATGGTATCAAGAGATTGCACTAGAAAATATCTACGAAGAAATCGTAGATGAGTTACTGAAGACAGACTTGTCTGTGCGTGAAGCTGAAACGCAAGCGGCAGAGTTAGCTAGAGAAAAATACATGGAGATGTCAGAATGAAAGAATATAATTGGAACTATGAACGTGATCCTATTCCTATACTTAACTATGTAGAGAGAATCTATGATCAAATAAATGATGTTTGTCAAACTCTTAGAGATTTTGAAGGAGATATGTATATATCTGATCTGAGAAAACTATATGATATGGAGCATAAACTAGCATATTTAGTTGGGCAAATTAAAAATGAGAGTGAAGAATGAGTGATAAGAAAAAGGAAAAAGAACTTAAAGATATTTTAGAAAAAATATTAAACAGAACAGATTCAAAGTTAGGAGAGTGGAGAAAAATAAAATGAGTAAAATAAAAATAAAAAAATCTGATTTAACTTATATCATGGATTGGATAGGAGGTAGACAGGCAATTTCAGAACTTCATATAGATTGGATATTTCCTGAAGATAATAAATATAATTATAAATGTGGAGAAGATGGTTGGCTCCCTCAATCGGCTTGGGAAGATTGGTTTATGGAAGCAGTAGAAAGATTTAACGAAGGCTACACTTATAATCCTTTAGATGGTGACATAGGATTAAGACATGAAACTAATTTATATAAAGAGCTATGTCCTGAATGTAAAGGCGAGGGAGAAGGGGGATGTCATGTCTGTGAAGATGAAGAATATGTCTTCTTACCTAAAGAAGAATGTAAAAAGATTTTTGCTAAAGAATTAAAGAGAAAAAAATGAATATATTCTATTTACACGCCAACCCAGAGTGGGCGGCATCTATGCACTGTGACAAACATGTAGTCAAGATGATCTTGGAGTCTGCACAATTGTTGTCTACAGCACATCGTTTACTTGATGGTGTAATGTCTGTAGAACTGTCAGAGAAGGGACGTAAGCGTAAGGTGTGGACATTATCAGATAAGCGAGAGTCTATATTATACAAGGCATCACACATCAATCACCCCTCTGCTAAGTGGGTGCGAGAAAGTAACTTTAATTATATCTGGTTGTACAGATTACTAGATAGTTTGTGTACTCAATACACATCAAGGTACTACAAACTACACAAAGTAGAAAGAGATGGTCTTCTATTACATTTACACAGGCTACCTCATAACATACCATTCACACCTGCTACACCTATACCACAGTGTATGCCAGACGAGTTTAAAGTAGATGGAGATCCAGTAAAAGCATATCGTAACTATTACATGGGACATAAAGTAGAAATGAAAAAGTGGAATCATTCACTCACACCAGAATGGTGGTCAGAAAAAATGACAGAGTGGATGTTCGACTAGGGGGAACAATGAGAACAGGCAAACCACATTCAGAAGAATTAAAAACTGATGTACTCAGACTATTTGAAGAAACAAATATGTCTGCAAGAGATATAGCTAAAGCTATGAATAAAAAATATAAATATTCATTGCATCAGAAGTTGACTAGGTTATCCTGTTTAGGTATAAAGTTTAGAGCAGGTAAGTGTAAACCAAGAGAGGTGAAACATACAGTATATGTAAGATCATTTCCATTAGGTAATGAAAGAATAATGTTTAATAATCACCCCAGCGGTGAGTACATAAGATCGTTAGCTTACAATGAGTTGGAAGATAAACTTCCAGAAGAAGAAAGAAAAGAAAGATTAACAACTGCATTGAAAGGATAGATAGATGCAACAACTACTTGAAAAAAGAGATGTAATGTTCCCAGTATACACACAAAGTGTACAGGGAATAGGTGGAAAGATCCATGCACCTGATGTTAAGATGCTAACACGTATAAATAATAATGGTGCTGAAGAGTACATCTCAGTAGTAAATAAAGACTATCGTGTAGTAGAGAATGCAGAAGTGCTTGAACCTCTACAACAACAGATGATTAACTTCTTTGATCCCATTGTATTAGAAGATATACATATTAAAGATACCATTCTAAAAAATGGTAGAACATGTTTCTCTTAGTACATCTTTCCAAAAATAAAGCATAAAATTAAGACTGTAACA